TGTTCGAATCAGATCAATAATTATTTTGTCTTGCGCTTTAACATGCTCGGCAAAAATAGTCTCAAGCGTTTTTTGTTTCTGTTCAAGCTGTTCTACTCTATCAACATTTTTTCCATAGGCATAAACAACAATCGCCAGACTTGTCAATAGCGTGATTATGAGTCCCGCAATTGCCGCATTGAAGCGTTTGCCTAATTTTAGAAAGTCGTTTTTCTCTTGTTCGGACATGCTTATCCCGCGTAATAGCCGGTCACAACTGCCGTTGCCGGAAGTGTCGTATTTTGGATTTGTTTAACCCGGAAAGGATAAATTATTCCGGCAATAAGGACGTGAGCAACAAACGCCGTATCTTTTTCAAGTTTTAAATAATACGTACCATCTATGCTTACTTGTATAGCGACAGTCATTTCTATAAACGGGATTGTGTCCGAAGGCTGCAATACAGCCGCTCTACGTGCTGTCATTTTCTACCTTTAGGAGATTTGATGTCTTTATCGCCGTCAGGGGTTTCGGGATTCTCCTGAGTTTCGGGAATCTCCGGAGTTCCTGGATTTTCAGGTGTTCCTAAGAATTTAAATTTGCCGGTATAACGGAAATCATATCCAGAAAGAGATTTTGCCGCTTCACTAAGCGCCTCAGCTTCGTCTGTACCTGTAGCCACAACTGTTTTCGTGCCGGCAATTTTATTATTCTCGACGAGATAGAAATTGAACTCAAAATTTTTCATAATACCTCAAGTGTGATTTTTGTTTTAGTGGCCCGATATGCGAGCATACAAGGCCACTAAATGAACGTCCGCCTAACAACCGGGAGCTGCAACCCGGAAAAATAAGCGTGACGCCCGTGGCTTATTTTTTCGCGACAGCTTTTAACGAGAAGGTGTTCGCAATTGCTGCACCTCGATTCAAATATTTGATTTTTAAATATTTCGGAGCATAGTTTAATACTATAACCTGACTGCCGGGTGCGGCAAATGTTGTAAATGACGGACTGGTAATCTGTGTGTAAGTAGAATCATCAGCCGATGAATAGGTAAACACATCAAGACTGTCAGACGCGCTAATAGCTGTTACATTTAATTGTAGTCGTACCGTGCCTACGTCAAAGGGGGACCACAAGACCGGAGAATAACCTGTATCGCTTCTTGTCGCAAGGGGCAAGAGTGTTTTCGTCTCCAAATCTCCACGTGATGTTTTTCCAAACGTAAGATATTGCGCCTGTGATACTTCAACGAAGCAAAGAGCCATGAGAAGAAAAATCCTAATTGATTTAAAAAAATGTTTCATGTCCTGTCCTATATTTAAATGTGAATTATAAATGTTTAATGTCCGAAGTCCGAAGAAAAGTGCCGCCGGACAGGTTACATTATGAGTGCATTGCCCGGCGGTGTGCGATTGCGGACTTATAAACGAATACGCGAAATACGTCTGAACGCGTTGCTCTTTTCAACAACCAAGTTTGTAAATAATTGCAAGCGTGCAATTTGATTCGGTTGAACGTCGGTTTCCGGGAAATCGGTGAATAAGAAACCGGAATTTGTTCCGTAGCACACGCCGAGTGCTTCACTGAAGCGAACGATTGCAAGTGACGTGCAATCATTGTTAAGCCCGTCGGTTTCCGTTTGCGTAATCGCGTTGCCGGGAAGGATAACAAGCGGTCTGCCCGCCCAGGTATCAATCGGAACGTTGAAGTTGGTATCGGTTGTACCAAGCATACCCTTACGTTTCGCAATCATAGTCATGCGTGCACCGAGAAATGAATTAACGAGAATTGCATTCGCGCCGGGCACCTCAACGAGCTTGCGCATGATGAGTTCAACAAAGGCATCCTGATCGTCGATATTATCAAGCTTTAGACCTAACTCGTAATTCATAGCGGCCTGTTCGGCTCCCGTGAAACCTAACGCGGCTGTTTGTCCACCGGCGGCGGCGTCTTTTACAAAGTTGAATAAGCCGAGCATCTGGTTGTTTAGACCGGTACCCTGAATAAGATCGTTTTCAACTTCTCCAAACAACTGTATCATCAATGACAACAATTGATTCTGCGAGAAGTTTTTCAGCAAATCAGGAGATGATAAAATTCTTGCATCCTGAATGCGGAGGTCATCGATAGCAAGTTCACGTCCATAGAGCGCTTGGTTAACCGGAGCAGGTGCAGGTCTTTGAGCATCTCTCGCGAGCGGTTGATTCTCTGCACGGGCGGCACTACCGGAAAAGGTGGACTTATCCGGGAAGTTTGCAAAATAACTTGGTTCGTTCCGAAATTCAGCGACCTGAAAAATCGGCATGAGTTCGAGAACTTTTGCGAGCAATGCAGCGGAGCGCCCGGTCAATTGTGATATTTGATGAATTAACATGTTCGGTCCTTAATAAATGATTTGAGAAAATTAATTGCTTACAAAATTTCCGGTCTCGTTTATCGCATCGAGAATTTTATTACCGGTCTTGGCTGCTGTTTTTCCGGCTGCTACAGACGGGACTTGTATAGTTGTTGAAGTTGTTCCGCCGCTTTTAATAGCCGGCAATGCCTGAATAACCGTGTTGGCAGAATCAAAATCGCTTTCGAGCATTTTTTTATACGTTGCAACAAGTGCATCATTCTTTGCGGGGATGCGGCCGGTTTTAATAGCTTCGTCAATCGTTGCCTGAATTTTCGCCTCAGCTTCTTTTTTCGCTTTGGTACTGAGCGCAGCTTCTCTATCATCATCACGCTTTTTCAGTTCGCCGAGCAAGGTATTCATTTTGGATAACTCTGCCCGAAGCGTTTCGTTTTCGTTTTTTAGTTCCTGCTTACCGGGTTCGGTTTTTGCCGGCGGCGGAGTTTGCGGAGGCTCTTGATTAACCGGCGGGCGGTCATCTTCAACTTCAAGGGTTTGAATGTCATTGTTATCCGGAAGAAGTTTTTTTAAGAAAGTGAGGAGCTCTGAAAATTTAACCTTTGCCATCGCCGTTCTTCTTGCTTTTGTTGTTTGAAAAAGATTGAGCGAAACTTACTTTATGCCAAAAACTAATGTTGGCTATATGCGCATATAGCGGACTATTTTTTTTAATAGAATATATTTTTCGCTATCACATTACAGAGGTTTCATGTACGATTTTTCAGAGGTCGAAAAGTTGCTTCCACCATCGATAAAAAAAGCGATTCAACCGATTGTAACCGGAGATACAACAGATGACAGTATTTATCAGGAATTCACGAATAATGTAATTAGTGTTATGTCTTCGGAATATGGCAGTAATGTCCTTGGGGTAAAAGACAGCCCCTGGGTTAAAACAGTGTTCGTTAATATGTTATCGAAATATGTTTCGGCAACTCTATCCGGGTTGTCTAAGGAGTTTCTTGAGAAGATTGAAATCGACTTCAAATACTCGGTTAAGCTTTTGCAAAAAAACAGTAACACCACAACAAACGTTAAGAGTGGGTGCTATCCAATGAGCGGGATGTACGGGAATTAATGTCTAATCCACCAAAGGCGGACAAGTGGTGAATTTTTAATGTTCAATGTCCTCCGAATGGATGACGTTGGCAGAAGTCCAAGGTGCGAAGTTTTTAGAAATTGTAAGGTTTTCGAGATAGAATTTTGAAAAAAGTGCGTTTTTTTGAGCCGAGATGAAAGGAAATTCCAAAACGGGAGTTTATAACTGTTTACTTGGCGTTTACTTGGATGATTATTTGTTTACTTATTGTTTACTAATGGGCATATATAAGGATATAAAAATTTACCTAACCGCCCGTTTGTTTACCCGTTTTCGGGGTGGTATAAAGTATCGTCCGGAGACAAAAAAGTGGCTTAAAGGGGCTCTAATGCGTTTTTATTCTATGGTCTTCTCGATACATCCAGCTAAAGCCGGATACTCGAAGACCATTGAAAATTGTATGTTTTTTCTGATTATGGCCAAATGAGGTTAAAATGGTAGATATCAAAACTTTATTGAATGAGACTGAGAAGTTCCTGAAAGCTGCTACGCTGGACTATCCGGAAGCGGTGGCTATATCTAAGGGGCCGACCGGCTTGAAAAATATCGCTGATGCCGGGCTTAATCCACCTGAGGTGCTTATATACGTTGAACCGGATAAGAATGACCAGGAAAGCTTCGACGGTTATTCATCATTTGCAAAGGCGCTTGTCACATTTTACGCCTGTGCATCAGGTGCTACTGCGCAGGATGCCGCAATCGAAAGTACGATGCTTGCTTACGCAGTTGAAAAAGCGATCTGGAAGGATGAAGCATTCATGCAGTATTTAAATACACTTGAACAGGAAGACAAACATCCGCATAATATCGGGTATGATGAAAAAGTAACATACGACAACTTCTATTCTGATTTTGCAACGAGTTACTTTTCTATAAAAGTTTCAATCGTCAAGTAAGGACTGATATGGCCAAGAAAAAACTAACCGCCGAGGAGATGAAGCAAATTGCCGCTTGGGCATCAACACACAAGGACTGGACTGATGCAGAGATTGCCGATCTGTTTCATGTTTCAACATCGCAGGTTCGATATGCGCGGCAGAAGTGGAGTGAATTATCCGATCTGGCTCTTAATACCAAGCGGGGGAAGGAAATGCTCGGAACACTCATATCCGGAAAAATTGATGAGCGTGAGGAGCTTGAGTCACAAGTGCGGTTAATCATTTCACAGTTGAGCGCCGACACCAGCATGTCCGCCGGGCCACGATTGAAACTAATGAAGGAGGTCATGATCATTAAAGAAAAATTGTTAAAGACGGGACTTATCGGTCACCTCCGCGGATTAGATGCACAGATCGTCGCGGCTATTGTTCGACGATATGATCCACACGCGAGCGAGGAAGATATTCAGAAAATTTATTACGAAGAAAAAATGAAGTTGGAAGCATGAGCCAATTTAGTTTTCTTGAAGCGTCGTTTGAAAATTTTGCCGAGCACAATAAAGGCGGACTTTTTCCGTCAGGTCTTGAATTCGCGGCTAAGCAACGTACTGAGGATGCAAGGAAAATGCGACTGAAGAAAATCGTCAATGATTACTGGGCGTTCGATAAAATTTATTTTCCACCGGAGTTATATCAGGATGGATATTCCGAGCCAAACGCGATGCATAAGTATATCGTTCACAAGGTTACCGTTCCAGGCATTCACGTAATTTTCGGCCCCCGCAAATTTGGGAAATCTCCAACCGGTAGAAAGGCCGCTCTCTGGATGATGCTCACCGGGCGCTGGCAATTTCCTATCGTGTTCAGTGAAGACTTATTAACTGCGAGCGCGATGATGACAGATATATGGGCGCTGCTTGCTCAGAACCCGAGACTACAGTTTGATTTCAAGCCAAAGTTTATAACAGCAAATACGAACGAGTTATTATTTACTTTTGAGAAAATAGACGGTACGCATACTCGCTGTTTTGTCGCAGAGTTTTCGTATAGGAGAAGCGCGCGCGGTCACACAAAATTATTCGGCCGTCCGGACGGCGGTGTCGTTGACGATCCGGAGACGCTTGATTCATCTTTTTCCCACGAAGCGGTTAAACTTCGGCAAGATAAATTATCAGAACTTTATCTTTCAATGATTGACGGGGCCACTTTATTGGTCTTTAGCAATGATTTCTCCGAAAAAAGCGCGTTGCATGAATGGAAGGAGATGCATGAAAAACATCTGCTTGCCGATCATATTACGTTCGCGTCTTTTCGAGCCTGGAGCGATAGAACATACAAAATACCCAGAACAAATATTGTTGTCCCGGTCGGATGCTTGTGGCCGCAGCGCTATGATGTAAGCAATGAGCTTGAATTGAAGCGAGTATTGAAGCCGTTAGATGAAAGCGACTGGCTTGGTAATTTTCAGCAGACGCCGACTCCGCCTGAAGGTATGTTTTTTATCCGTGATAAATACCAGGAATGGGATAGACTGCCAAACGATCTACGTTCGGTTTTATATTGTGACCCTAATCTTTCTAAAAAATCAAAGGGCGACAGTACCGCCGCCGTCGGCTTTGGATACTCACCGAAAGAAGATTATTATTTTTTCCCGCAGATACGTTGCCGCAGTTATTCAGACAGCAATGACCTATTGCTTGATATTCTCAAAATGCGTGAACAGAACAGGTATGCCGCGCTGGCGTTTGACGGCAATGTTTCGCAAGAAAGCAGTTGGACTCAACACGTTAAAAATTTCTGTTTAATCAACAAGACCGCTTACCCGGTTATTGATTATAAACACTATCACGTTAACGATCTGAGCAAAAACTTTCAGTTGATATATAACGACAGGAAGGTTTACTTTCCAAAGGGCTTTTCAAATACGGAGGAAGGAAAAAAATTTCTCGCTCAGTTTTTTGCATTCACCGGCATCAAATTAAATAAAGCCGACGATGGCCCCGACGGCGCAATTTGTGCTCACGAGTTTTTAACGGAACGAAAGTTTACAAAGACCAATTCATCTGGCGTGCAGGTTGTTCCAGATTATTATTAAGGAGTATTTATGCTTTTCAATTATGAGCTTTTGCGTACCGGTGTCTACCCTGATACTAAAGAATTTTACCGTTACTGCGATTTAGCTGAAGAGGCTGATTTTAACTCACGCAGCATAACCGCGTTATTTAAAATAATCAAGAGGCCGTTGAAAGTTAACCGGCGTTTGTTCGGTGTTGTTAAAACACGCCGCACAGCTATCCGTTGTTTTAACTGGAGCATTGTACCGAGAGATGGTAAGTCCGATATGTCAGAGACCACTTCACGAGTATTTAATAGCGTTGAGACATTGCTTGCAAATCAATTAAAAACAGAACTCTATGGTCGTATCTGTTTCCCGCTTGAACTTAGACCCGCAGGCAGCTCTAACACTGTTTATGCAAAACCACCCCTTGAACCTTGGGAATTTGATTTCAACAATGAAGAATTATTTCTCATCGACCAGACATTGCAGAAAAAGCCGGCCGACAAGACCGCACTATTTTTGACCGATGTTACCGACGATGATATCGGTGGCCTTATACGCGTTATGATGCCGGATGAGATAATGCGTTATGACATGGCATTAGAATACGGGAACTTCCTTAGAAAGCTTAAAGGAATTTTTCAGATAGTTAACAAGGGCGCTTCGAAAGAGGATGAAGCTGCAGCCGTTAACGCGGCCGTGAATATTGTCCGGAATAATTTTGTCGTCACCGGCGAAGATCTCGACTTCAAACTTAATGACGTTGTTCATAACACGGGTGCCGCATTTAAAGAATTTCTTGATAGTAAAAATGCCGACCAAAGTATTGCGGTTTTAGGTCAGGCAAATACAACCCAACTTCCGAACTCAGGAGGAAGCCGGGCAGCTCTTCAGATTTTGAAACTCATATCCTCCGATATTTTTTATTCGGATATGGTGCGAGTCGAAAATCTTATTAACAAATATCTACTCATTGATTATCAGGTAAATTATGAACGGAATGCAACACTCAATGATTTACCTTATTATTTTTGGCTAAAAATAGAGCAGGAAGAGGACGTGGAGAAAAATGCAATTGCTATTCGTGAAATACTCAATTCCGGTATACAACTTAAAAAAGAAGAAGTATATCGAAAATTAGGGTTTACCGTTCCCGACAAAAACGACGAAGTAATTACAACGCCCGCCACGCCGACAACAAGCGTTTAATTAATGCAGATGATGAATTGTAAATAGGATACAAGTGATATGAAGTCATTATTGCAAAAGGCTGGGGTATTGGTTCTGGCAATGATCGAGGAAAATATTCAGAACGGGGTTGATTATACCGGGAAGCCTTTTGCCTATTCAAAACTGCCTTTTTGGAAACCCTTTGACCAGAGTGCATATACGAAAATGGGGAAAGCTTCCGGATACGGAAAGTTTTTTGAGATAACTGAGTCTAAGGACGGAAAACTGGGAATGATTATGCTTGGCGGGTATGATGAATATAAAAAAATAATGAATCCGAATTCTTACTCACAATTTTTGACGGTTACAGGGAAACTCCTTAGAAGCATGAAGGTTCAGGAGGCTACCGAGACCAGCGCGGTAATTGGCTTTACCGGCGATAGGAATATCAACATTGCTTTTTGGTTGAATGTATCCGGAGCGGGGCGCGGAAGAAAATTGTGGAAATTTCTTGGCATCAGTCCGGCTCAACGTGATAAGTTGGTAAATGAATTAACCGAGGAGGCAAGGGAATTGTTTATGCAAAAATTAAACTACTTGGTAGGGAGAACCAGTCAATCCAATTAATTGACCGGGCGAAAGATCGCATTGAGATCATCCGTCGAAATTTTCGCATCATTTATGACTTTGTTCCTTGTTGTTCTATATGCCTCTTCAGGAATATCGTTGTGTAAGAATTGTGCAGCAAGAAAGCCCATAATGAGGAACGCTTTATCTCTGCGCAATGAAACATCCTTAATATTATTAAACTCATCTAAATATTCAGTTAATTGAGCCTGTGCCTGTGACATTTGTAAACCTTTCAATAGTTTTGTTTTGAACACTCAACAAATATACAGTTTTCTTTCCATCATCAACAAAATCAAAAATCCGCATTCGGGAACGATCCTCTTCTGCAAGCTTTCCGGGAATGGCAATGATGAAGGTATCTGCCTGGTCTTTTTTTGATATAGCGCTTTGAATTGAGCGATCTGTGCCGAGTGAGTTTTTTAATTGCGCCGGTTGACCATTGAGAACGAGATCATAATCCCTACGCATCTCATGGGATATTGCTGTTTTGTTGAAATTCATTTCGATAAAAAAGTTGTTCTCCTTGCCGCGGGGATTAATTAGTTGAGATTCGGTGAATGTTTTGGCGGTTGATAATTCACGGTTAAGAATAGCGCGGTCTTGTTTGCTCGAAGAGTTAAATTTCTGTTGCCATGAATCGTGAATAAAAACGTTATTGCCCGACAACGCGCCCATAATCGGAATCCAGCGGTGTGTGCAATTATAACCACCGCAATAAGCGTATGCCGGTTCGCCGAAATCGTTTGTCATTGTTTCTATTTCTGATAACCTAAAGACTCTTTCGTAATGTGACACGCAGAAAGGGCGCTGAGGCGCGGGACCGACATATTTGAGAAATTCCGCGGAACCACGGAATGATGAGAATCGTTGCAGGTTGTCCATGGCATTTTCGGCAGTGTTTACTTCCGTTTGTATATGTCTCTCCGATATTTTCATTTTTCGAAGTGCCAGTCTGGCCGCTGATTGCCAATCTTCTGGTGTTTCGTTTTTCATCGATCGGGCGATCGTATTAAAGACTTCTTGGAAAATATCGCCGCGTTTTGATAGATAAGTACTCGATATCTGTTCAAGCATCTTTACGTCATCATGTTTAATGGCCGCATCGTGAGTTTTACGGAAGGCATCCATAAGCTCCGCTTGCGCTTGTTTTTTCAGATCGATTATTGTTTTTTCATAATCTTTCCAGAGACCGCCTTCACGTTTTATGGTTTTCTTGATGTCATCGATGGCATCGGTAGACAATTTATCTACTTTGCCTTCGTTGAAGTATTTTTTGAAGATGCTTCTGATTATGTAATCGAGTGGTAATGCCATTAAAAAATGAACTCCTCTTGATTGGGATTGATTTCTATTCTCTTGAAATTTTTAAAATCAACACTTGAATGCAAATGCGTCTCGGTCAGGTATCTCTGACCGCATTCGGAGCAGGCAATAAGCCGGGTATCGCACTTGCCTTCAAATTTCCATGTTCCGTTTTCACGCCGTCGATTGCGGAAGACACGAATCGTGTTGAATTTTTCATTCCCACATTTGTCACAAGTCACTGTCGTTATCCCTATTGTTCTGTAAAGCTTTGTGCAGCTTGAGCGAAATCTGTTTCACAAAAGAAGCAAAGATACGGGTTTTTTCTGAACGGGAGCGCATGATTGCTGTATCGCAGACATCAAATATCCGGACGTCTGTTAGTAATGAAACAATATCATCATCAGTAAGAGCAAGTAGATTAAACAATTTTTCAATTGAGGTTTCTGGTTTTGATGTAAGGCTATTCCGCATCTGCCAGACAAGCGCCGCGTATTCTCTGACCGCTACTTTCTTCCCGTATTTAACGCCGCACTCACAGACGTCAACCATGCGACTGTCAAGGATAACGTTAGTAAATTCCGTATCCTGCAAATCAAGAACTGCCCTGATTTTTTCCGCGCGGGCACTTTTTAAATTTCCATGAGCGGCTAATGATACTGTTGTTCGGCTGACTCTGAATATTTTCGATACGTCTTTGTTTTTCATGGGGTCTTTGTTTTATCGGGATTAGAGTTTGTTGTTTAATTTTGCCATGCCACGGCGGAAGATTTCTATCATGCACCGGGCGTCATCAAGTGCGATGTGCGAGGCCTTTTTCAAAATGCCGGCACGATTATATAATTCCTGCGTGTCTATTACTCTTGTGTCTGCCGGAGACATGAATAATACCGTAGGATCAATAAACCGGATATTGGTATATTTATCAAAGGAGAATTCTTCCCGAAGAAAACGCCAGTCGAACGCTGCCGTATTTTTCCCAATGATGATTATTTGCTGTTGACCGTGCATGTGTTTGTCTATAAATTCCGTTATGTATTGACGCAGATTGTTGATATTAATGCATCCAGCACCGGCCATGACGTTTCTCATTGTTCCAAGATTCATAAATAGCGCCGGCAAATCTTCGTGTCTAAAATTATAATTCGAGTTTGTAACATTTGTAAAGAATGTCGGGAGTTCATTGATAGGTTCTTCAGAACCAAGTATGTCTGCCACCATAGCCAACTGGATGATTTGACAAATACCCGGCGCGCGTCCGGTGGTTTCGATGTCGAGGGAGATGTATTTCATCATGAGATTATTCCTTCCGGATTGCAAACTTTTATGCCGAGTCCGACATATCCTTGTTTAAGGCCATAAATACCTCCGTGCATTAGAAATGTAATTTGAACGATGACAAAGGGGCCGCTATATTCTTTTTTCATCTTGCTATACTTTCGGAGCATGAGAAAATCACCTTCTTTGTAGTCGCGGTCAAGTTTTCTTATTTCAAACGTTTTGCGGCCAGCTTTGACTTCTTCAAAGTAATAGGTCTCAGTTTTGAGTTCGTATACCATATTAGTATTTCCCTTCTCCGTCCTGAACCCGCCGATCGGGCGGGCAGGTGGCGGAGTTATTAATAAATTAAAGAATGCCCCATTGTGCAGCCATAGCGTTGGCAATGCCGGGGAATGTTTTACTTCTAATTTTTGCGCGTTCGCTGGGCGGAAGTTTTATAGCCTCATGCAAGAGATATGAATGTTTTTTCAGTATACCTTTTTTATTTATGTGTGTGGTGATGTCTGTTGCTTGGACACATGTTTTTAATGAGAACAATGAATCAGCGCGATAATATTGTAACGGTGGTAAATTTTTAAGCCACAGATATGTTGGTTTACTGAAAGGATCACCGAAATAAAACGGTTTAATTATTTGGGAATATTTTATTGTCTCTGCAACATAACTGCGTGGATTTTCTAAACAGATTCGTTCAATAGGAGCATCGAATAAGACAAGAAAAAAATTAATTGCGTCAATCCACTTTCGGTTTCGCTCAATGGCCTTTTGCCCATATTTTTTGACATTGAAATAACCAATGCCAGCATAGCTTAAATATGTACAAGGGGGATGTCCAATCATTAAATCCCAACCCTCGTTCAAATGGTCAAGTATATCGTCTTTGATGTGCCATTCAGGATGCCCACCACTGCAAGCTTGAATATCACAACTGTAAGCCTCATGGCCTAATAGACGGAAAGCCTTACATATTGTTTGTGATTCTTCACATGCGACTAATACTCTCATTCGGAAATCTCAATGGTGATTTTTTTGCACTGCATGTTGCCGATTGATATGCCGAGTACCTCAATAAACATCGGGGAGACTGTCCAGAATTTAGTACTGCGTGGACAGGTGAAAAATATCCTCTTTTCTTGTTTTGTTGGGTGAGGCTCTTTGTCATGGACAAAGTAGTAGTTATTTTCATGCGTTATGTAGAGGTCTTTTTTCATTGCTTGGCTCCGCGGTCGGTCTTCTCGATACTCCCGCTGGCGCGGGAACTCGAAGACCTTGCGTTATGAACATTGCCAGATTCGAGATATATGAGAATTTCTTCCATAGAATCAGAAACAAAATCCGCTAATTTATACATTAACTCTGGCTCTTCTTTTGTGGGTGAAAAAATTACTAATTTTTTCAATCCATGACCGGCGAAATATCCACCTTCAAGATGCGCACTACGGCCGCTTGGTAGTAGTAAGACGCAACAATCGGCCTCTATCATTGCCTTAAAGTCGTTTGTAAAACCGCTTTCTGCAATTGGATGATGAAGAGCTTCGATGAATTGTTGTGTGTCCCAGTTTTTCCAATTGTTGTCTATATCAGACCATGCAAAGCCCTTTATCCCTTCTGAAGGATTTTTGAAGTCATAAACGACATGTCCAGCATCACGCAGAACATTGACTATCTCTTGCTGAAAGGGATTTCTCCAGCTCGATGCTAAATAAATATTTCTTCTCATGAAATCTCCTAAAGGTTAAGTTTAAGTTGATCGCCGAAGGCGGCGCGGCGAATGTGCTGCATTTGTGTTATACGGTCGTGCAGAGGCTCCATACGGCATTTTATCCAGTTGATGCCCTCTTCGTATTGTGTTTCGGTTTCGGCGATGCAGAAGCCTCTGCTGCATGACATGATTAGTTTTGCCTCCGGAGGAATTCTCCATGCCTGTATCTGATCAACGAGCTCAGCAAAGCACTGGCGCAGTTCTGTTTCGCTCAGCCGGATATCGAAGTACTCGTCCAACTTGCGGCATATCTGCCCGCCGGTGAGCGGGCTTTGATACGTTGAGTAATTGGCAATGATGTCGTAAATGCGCTGGTGAATTTTCACATCACTCATTTGTTAATAATTCCTCTTTGAGGTTGATGAAGAACTGATCATCGTTGTCGACTTTTAGACCGAGCGCTTTCAATTGCTCATCGTCAATGTTTTTCGCGGCGTAGGCTCCAAGGATAGACTCCTTATCAATCTCTTCTTTCGTTCGCACGTATTCCGGTCTCTGATTTTTCAGATTGCCAAGGATAACCGCAATAGTGAATTTTTTAGCAAACGCGACAACCTTAGGGGGTGTGTTACGGAATCCGATTGTACCGGCAGAAAATTCTTTGCTACGGGTTTTTTCGAATTCTGCTTTGTTGAGTTTGCAGTAGGTCTCTATGTCTCCAGATAAGACCGTGACCAGTTCGCGAGCTGCCGCTGTTCTTGTATCGTATTTTTTCTTAATGGCATTGATCTCGTCGTTCATCTCTGCTTCTGCTGCTTTGATTTTTATTTGAGCCTTTGCCATTTCGAATAAGGCTTTGCCAACGTCAACGAATGATGAAATTTTCATGATAGTACTCCTTGTTGTGCTACCAGAGAGGTGTTTATCTCCGGCTTAAAAGCCGGAGTTATTGATTCCTTCTGGACATATGATTTGTTATTGATTTGTAATTCCGCGCCATTAACATTCAGATCGAGGAACTGGCTGTCACGCGGGCATTTGATTAGTAAATTCTTATCCCGCAACGATTTTAGGTGCAGGATGCGATCTCCGGCGAAGGTTGTTTCATAGGCAACTCCCGCGTATAGGACGATATCTCCTTTTTGAACTTGTATCATTTTTTGACTCCTTTTTTCTCCGCCGTTAACAACGGAGTTATGAATTCCTGATTTTTGTTGTTAATAACCATGCCGATTTTAAGCTGTTTTATGCTCCCCGGGAGGAAGGCGTTTTTTTGAATTGCGGTTCTGGCTTTGGCCGCATCTCGTTTAGTTTTGTAGGATTTACGATTTTCGAATTTGGTAGTGAGTTTTCTGCCATCCCAACATTGATTGGGTTTCGTTTTTGTTTTAGGAACAAATAGGAAGTATGGTTTACTTTTGAATGCAAGGCGCATGTTAGTTCTCATCAAATAGTGTTAATAGCATTAGTAAATTAGCCTTATAATGCCAGCGCATTTCTTCAGGTCTGACGCGGCTGGTGCGTTCGCATAGATCGAAGTAGAGTGCACAGGCGGTCGGTTTGTTATAGTCAGGTGTCCGTCTATGAGCTTCGCGGACAACGTCCCGAAGCATTTCAGCATTACGCTGCAGATGGTCGAGATTTTTAACGTGCATGGCGCCATCCGAGAAATAGTAGACTGATTATGCAGATTGCAATGGTGGTTATCGTCGTTAACCAACTTATTTTCGCTGTTACCATGTTGACTCTTTTGGGTAATAATAAAAACTGATAGAGCATTTCGAAATAGATGTCTGAGATAGTATCCCGTTCTTCGATTTTTTCAAGTTTTTTTATGATGAAATCGGCATCTTTGAATGACATCGCCTTGTATAGTTTGTTCAATTTGCTGTTTTGTACTTCCCACCGAGTAAGGCGATCACGAAGAAGCGGCCGGTTATCAATGATGAATGAGAATGTGCCGCCGGGTGTCCAGCAGAGGACATATTTTGTCAACCTGATTATTTTGCGGCGTTGTTGTTCAGACATGCCGTTTGATTGGTTCGAAGTCCGATGTCCGAAGTCGTTTTGTTTTTCCTTTTTACTAAAATCATCGGCTACTGAACGCATACGGGCAAGCAACGCCTCAGCTTGTTTATCGCTTAGCTCTAACACCGACGAGACTCCGAACTGCGCAAGGAAAGAACGCAGGGCAGAGTCGTCGCCGGATATCCGCAGGGACACAACGTGCAATTGCGCGTTGAGATATTTCCGATAGTTGCTGTATGCTTCAACAGGAGGCATCAGTTGTTCTCCGGAGCACTGATTTGACGCATGTTTTTCATTTCCTCATGAATGTTGAAGCCGAGTTTTTTCGTAAGCTTCAGCGCACCATTGCGCTCGGCAAGAATTGCCTCGGAGCGCTTTTTTAATTCTTTGGCCTGTTTTTGTAGAGTACCAAGCTGGCGAATCTGTTTGGATTGCTTAATAAGAACCTTGATTTCCTTCACTCCGCGGTTGATCTCTTCAAGCGCGTCGAGCGTTTCGATTAGCGCCATTTGTGACTCTTGGAAGAAGCTCACAAGAGTTGATTTCTGGCGGCGGGCGTTGAATGTTGTCAGGTCTGCCGGAAGGCTGATCTGTTTATCGTAATCAACTTGTATTGCTGTCTTTATTTCTGCCATCGTTCTTTCCTTATTGTTTATTGGACATGATTAGTTTATTATAAAAAATCTTGAGTACTGATAGAAAATCCCGGCCGGAAATGAGTCCGGCTGCATAGATTAAAAAAGCTGCAAAATAAATGCGACTATGCCTCACGTATGCCACCTTTCGGATAACGGGGCGAATGTATTGCGTGTCGTGGCCAGTCGGTATCTAAAGCAAGTGAAATCTTTCTTGTTGCTTCCCCAAGTGAGTTGACTTCAATATTCATCGCCGCAGTTATCTGCATGTGGGGAATTTTTCTTAATTCTTGAATCACAACATCGAAGGCCTTTTTTCTTTCCGCGTTTTCCGGACTGATTTTACTTGTTACTTGTCCTATAGCAATTAGGGGTACTCCGGTAGTCTTTTTTCCGTTTAGAACAGCTCGAGTCTCATGAATAACCGCTCTTCTCAGTCTTTCTTTTTCTAAACGATCAACCTCACAAATTTGTTTTAAGCGTGGGTCGCGTTCTATCATCAATTGATGTTGCAAGTCAGTCGCTTCTTTTGCTATGATATGTATGTTTTCTATCGCGTCACAAAGAGGGCATTCTTTTTCGCGGTGGAGTATCAGTTTATGTGACTTTATATCATTTCCATAGCAATATTTGAAGCCAAACAGGGCTGCATTAACGCGGTCTCGGTACTTTTTCGCTGCGCTCAAAAACCCGGATACCCGTTTTTTTAAGGAGCGTTTTTCTCCGTCGTGAACCACGCCAACCGGCGGGCGGGCATCGGAGTTATTAATGGTGATGTTCATTAAAATTTCCCTTTTAAAATATTGTTTGTGGTGGTGTTGAAATAATAGGCGAGAACTTTTAGTTGTTCGGGATTTGGGAAGGCTGTTTTTTGCATATACATGACGAGTACCTGAGCGGTGAAGCATGTGCGATTTGCAACTTCGTGTAGGTCATGCCCGTCATCAGCAATCTTCTTTTTGAGGAAGTTAGAAAGATTTGTCTTTGTTTGTTCTTCGGTCATCGTTATAGCCATGTTATTCCTCGTTATCTGTATTGTCCTGAAATAGGTTGACACAAAAGCAACCGAAAGGATAAATATGGAAGTAAGCTATATCTTTTATGATGAAAAATTCAAGAGGGACGTGGTATCAGAAGTCGAAAGTGGGGAATTAAG